AGGCGCAGAAGATGTCACAATTCAATTTGATGGCAATGCTCAAGATTTTTATATCGCACTTGACGACTCAGCAGACGATCTTGTTATTGGTCATGGCAGCACAGTAGGAACAAGCGTTGCTATTGGTATTAATGAAAGCCAAGTAGTCCAATTTAATGGTGCATACACTTTCCCAACATCAGATGGTAGTGCTAACCAAGTTTTACAAACAGACGGCAGTGGAGCTTTATCTTTTGCTACTGTATCTTCAACACCAACAGCTATACAAGACGCTGATGGCGATACTAAAGTTCAATGTGAAGAATCTGCTGACGAAGATAAGGTCAGAATAGATGCAGGTGGTACACAGATAGCAACTTTTGATTCCAATGGTTTAAAATTTTTTGCTGACACAGCAGAAGCCAACGCACTTGATGATTATGAGGAAGGAGAATTTACCCCAACAGGAAATAATGTCACATACACTGGAGCAGCTGGACATTATACAAAAATTGGTAATAGGGTTTGGATTTCTTTTTATGTTCAGTTTCCTACAACATCAGATAGTAATTCTGTTCAGATAGCAAACCTACCTTTTACTGCCAAAAACCACGATAGTGGACAAGCTAGAGCTAATGGTAACAGGGGTGCTTTTACTGTCGGCTATAGTAATAGTGGACAAGAACTGAGGTTTGTAATTGGTAGTGGCACAACAACTATAACTGCTCACAACTTTGCTGGTAATGCAGTCACAAATAATCTCATAAGTGCTAAATCAATTTTTGGTGGTGGACATTATGAAGTTGCATAATAATGTATAATTAATATTTATAGGAGAAAAAAATGGCTTTAGAAAAAAATATAATAATTGATAAAATAGAGGTTCTTGAAAAAGGCTCTATCCAAGTAAGACAGGCAACTGTCGTCACTGATGATGGACAAGAATTGTCAAGGACTTTTCATCGTCATGTTATACAACCTTGCTACAAAGATAACGAAGGTGTTTGGCAAGATACTGATATTTCAGGTGAAGATGCAGAAGTTCAAGCTATCTGTAATGCTAAATGGACAGAACAAATAAAAGAAGCATATAAAGCAAGTGTATCTGATGATATTGAATAAAGGACAAGCAGTAATAGATGATTTACAAAACAGAATTGAATCATTAGAGGGTAGTAGTTAGTGAATGGCTTTAGTATCAATAACACCACCCGCAGGAATAGTCACTAACGGCACAGAATATTCCAACAAAGGTCGTTGGGTTGATGGCAATTTAGTCAGATTTCAAAATGGTTATCTTACACCTATCAAGGGTTGGGAAAAATTATCACATGGCACAATAACAGGACAAATAATTGCTCTGTATGCTTTCAATGATAATGCAGGAAACCCTGTTATTGCTGTTGGCACAAGACAAAAAATATTTGTAATTTATAAAGGATCTACAACAGATATTACGCCCGGTGGTTTTGTGACAGATGAAAGTGCTGATCCTTTGGGGTATGGAGCTTATCATTGGGGTGAAGAAGACTATGGAGACGCACGAAGTCAATCTGGGCTATCTCTTAATACCAAAGACTTTTCTTTCGACAATTGGGGTGAAGATTTAATAATTTGTTTTGCAGGTGATGGTAAGGTTTACAGATGGAGATCGAACTCAAGCGGATCAGCAGATACAACTGCTGCGGTTTTAAGCAATGCTCCGATTAATAATAAAGCTGTTGTAGTGACTAACGAAAGGCATTTAGTAACTTTCGGTTCAGGTGGCGATCCTAGAAAAATTGCTTGGTCAAACAGAGAAGACAATAACGATTGGACAGCAAAAGCCACAAATACTGCGGGTGACTTAATTGTTCCTAGTTCAGGTGAAATTATTGGAGCAAAAAAATATAAATTAGATACTATAGTTTTTACAGAAACGGGTTTGAGCAGATTGTATTATACAGGCAACCCTTTTGTATATGGACTAGCACAGGTAGGTGAAAATTGCCGTCCTCTAGGAATGAGGGCTGTCGTAAGCACAGGAGATTTTCTTGCTTGGTTGGGAGAAAATTCTGTCTTTGTTTATGATGGTAAGGTAAGAGAAATTAAATGTGACGTGCATGACTATATCTATGACAATTTAAAATACTCTATGAGAAAAGTCACAGTTGCAGGACATAACTCTAATTACAATGAAATATGGTGGTTTTTCCCAAGTGATGCTGATAGTGGCTATTCACCATCAAGGTATGTTATTTGGAACTATAAAGATAATGTTTGGAGTAAAGGTACAGGTGTTGATAGGGCTGCATGGTGGGATCAGGGCGTTTTAGAATATCCTATAGCGGGAGATGGTTCTGGAAATATACTGCAACATGAATCTACTTTATTACAAAACTCTTTAGGATTAGGTTCAACAAAGCCATTTTGTGCTACATCTCCGATTGAAATAGGAGAGGGTGATAGATTAGTTCAAGTAAATCAAATAATACCTGACTCAGAGGCAACAACTTTGCCGGGCGTGACATTATCTTTTAAGGGTAAATTTACATCCAATGGAGAGGAAACAGACTTTGGCTCATTTAGTTTTGAATCAGACGGCTATATGGACGCTAGATTTACTGCAAGATCAATTTCAATGAAAGTTGAGGGTGATACAAACCAAGATTTCAAACTTGGTAAAGTAAGAGTAGATGCAAAACTTAGAGGAAAAAGATAATGGACTTATCTTCACAAAGACAATATGTTCAAAGGGCTGTCAGTGTAAAAAAAGATGTCACAAGCACGTCTTTGACAACACTTTACACTTGTCCGGGCTTAACAGATTTTGATTTTTCAGTTATTGAGTCAATTTTAATTGGTGATGATGGCAACCAAGCGACTACTGTGACACTTTCGATTACGGACAATACGGGACATACATTTCCAATATTCAAAGAAATAAGCATTTCAGCAAATGAAACAAAAGAAATACTGACAAACAATTTATTATTAACTGCGGGTGATATTTTAAAAATAGAAGTTTCACACGCAAATATTAACTTTATCGCAAGTTTGATTGAGTATGCAAAAGGCGATTAAAAAATTAGACAGACAATCTCAAGCAAAAGAGGAGTGGAAAATACAATGGGAGCGTTGTAAACATTGGATTGAGGGAGCTGTAAAACATCAAGACGGCTATACAATTAATGACATAGAGGATAGAATAAGACAAGGAATATTTCATTTATGGCCAGGTAAGAAATCAGCCATGATAACAGAGTTTATTATATTCCCACAATACAGAGCAATGAATTTATTATTTGCTGGTGGTGATTATAAAGAACTTGAAGAGATGTTTCCCTATATAGAGGATTTTGCTCGTAGAGCAAATGTAAAAAGACTTTATTTAGGGGGGCGTAAAGGATGGATTAAGAAAATAAAACATTTAGGTTTTGAACCAGAATATATAATAAAAAAAGATTTATGAGTAAAGGTGCAACAACAACAGAAACAGTAATTCCAGAATTTCAACAAAATATATATAGAGATATATATGGTCAAGCTAGAGCAGTAGCTCAACAACCATTTACACCCTACATAGGACCACAGGTGGCTGGTTTCTCACCAGACGAATTAAGAGGATTTGAATTTCAAAGAAGAGTAGCTAGTCAAGCAGAACCATTAAATGTATTTGCTCAAAGACAACAGTTAATGCAACAACCAGCGCCATCTTTATTAGATGCTGATATTCGTGCATACAGATCACCATTTGAGCAACAGGTAGTAGATGTTGCTCTTAGTGACATACAAAGACAACAAGATATTGCTCAAAGACAAGCTCAAGAAAGAGCGATAAGAGCTGGTGCTTTTGGTGGCTCAAGGTCAGCTTTAATTGAATCTGAAGCAGCAAGACCTTTTGTTGAGCAAGCAGGCAGAACAGCAGCACAATTAAGACAAGCTGGTTTTGAGCAAGCACAAAGAGCTGCTCAATCCGATATTGAAAGACAACTTGCTCAACAACAATTTAGAGCTAATTTATTAGGACAACAAGAGATTGCACAACAACAAGCTATATCTGGTTTATTAGGCACAGGCGCACAACAAAGACAACTACAACAAGCAGCTCTTACAGCAGCAAGAGGCGAGTTTGATCGTGCATTAGCTTACCCAGCACAACAACTTGGGTTACTATCACAAGCAGTAGGTGGAATACCAACAGGAGCATCACAAGTTCAAAGAAGAGATGTAGGTGGTGCTGATATTGCAGGAGAGCTTGCAAAGTTATTAGCATCATTAGCAATAGGCGGGGCTTTTTGAATAACATCAACAGGATAAAACCATGAGCGCACCTTTTCCAACACAAACACAAGTAAATCAGATTGTTGATCAAACAGATGAGGGCAGATCAAGTTCAAGACCATTTTTAAGCAACATTCCACCAGGAGTTGCTTTAGCCTTGCTTGGTTTAGGAAGTGCTTTGCGTGGTGAAGATTCAACTAGGGCTATATTAGGAGGAGCGGATATTTTACAACAACAAAAAAGACAAAGAGAGCAAGAAGAGTTGCAGAAAAGACAAGAAGAATTTTTTACAGATCCTAAGTATCAAGATATGGCAAAAATATTTGGTGTTGATTTTGCTCTTCAACAAAGACAAAGAGATATAGAAGTTGAAGAAGAAACTTTAGAAAATGAAAAGTTTTTTAAAGCAATAGAGGGAACTGATTATGAAAAAATATACAACATAGTGGGTCCAGAACAAACAAAAAGGTTTTATATTCAAGAAGAACTTAAGAAGGATGAAGCACCAGCAGATATAAAAAAATTAGAAAGACTAAACCTTTTAAAATCAAAACTTGATCCACAATCAAAAAATTATGATCCAAATTATACAGATGAGGACTTTAAACAAGAGCTAAGTATTTTAGGAGTAAATGCAAAATTTTTAGAAGGTAAAAAAGAATTTATAGAAGAATATGCAAAACAAATGAGAACAGTAAAAGATAATCTTGGTAGGCTTAAATATACTGAAGAAGAAATCAAAGTTTTAGCAGAAAATGCGTATAATCTTTATAATCCCGATAGTGCAAATAATGACAATAAGTCTGTTGCAAATAATGACAATGAGCTTGTTATAGATTTAGGTCAAATTGAAAGATAATAGATAAATGAAAAAGTTAATTCATGCCAAAATATACATTTGAAATAGATGGACAAAAATATACTGTTACATCTGATACACAACCAACAAAAGAAGAATTATTAAATCTTGTTGATCAACAACAACCACAAATAACCACACCACAAATTACAAGTCAAGAAAGAACAGGTTTTGCTGAAGGCACAAATGCTGACAGTATTAATTTAAAATTTTTACAAAATTATCACAATAAAAATTTTACAGATGTAGATGAATTTAAAGGAACTTTAGATAAAGAATTAAAAGGACAAACAGTTTCTATGAGATTAGGTACTTTTGGAATAGATGATAAAACTTATATTTTACCTACTTATGCAAAAGGTATTGGTAAAATATTGCCTGTAGAAACATTTATACAAGATATTAGAGATGGTAAAATAATCGGATATGAAACTAAAGATGAAGCTGAAAAACAATTATCAATTTTAAGAAATACAATTGTTAATAAAGAAACAACAGGTTTTGTTACAGGCAATGAATATGAATCAAAAAATGACAATCAAATAGTAGAGCAAAAGGGTTCTATAAAAACAAAAGCTACAGAGCGATTAACCGAAGAAACAATCAAAAAAGATCCAAAATGGATTGAAGCATCAAAAAAAATGTATGAATGGAATTGGACAAGAAAAAATCCTGGTAAAGAAATTCCAAAACTAAGCGATCAAGGGTATGCAGAATTTGGTTTAGAGTATGGAGGCGGTCTTGCTTACAGTGATGTTGATTTAGTTACAGAAGGTCAAGCAATAGGAAATGCTACAGATGAACAAAAACAAGCATTTGTTGATATTATAGATATGTATGATGAAAAAGCACCAAGTTTTGCTGGAGCTGGTAGAGCATTTGCAAATATTTTAAATCCATTTGAAAGTCCAACAACATATTTAGGTGTTGGTGCAGGAAAAATTGCATCCACTGCAGCAAAAGAAGTTGTAAAAAATACACTAAAACAAAATATTCTTAAATCTATTGTTACTAGCAGACCTGGTAGATACGCAATTATTGGTTCAGCAGAGGGTGCTGCATATGGTGGTGGTTATGAATCTCTCAGACAAAGAGCAAAAATTAGAGCAGATGCTCAAGAAAAATACAAATCTGGAGATATTGCGGAAGCTGCTGGCGTAGGTACTGTTTTTGGTGGAGTTCTTGGTGGAACTTCTGGTGTTATAATAAATGCTTTAAAAAGACGAAAAAAACAAACTGATCCATTACAATTACCAGCTCCGGAAGCAGAAATAAAATTATTAGAAAATATATCTCCAGAGGTTAAACCATTAACAAAACAAAAAACATCACCAGAACCAGTAATTATTGAAGGAAAAATTGTTGATGAATTAGAGGATATTGTTTCTCCTTTAGACCAAGAATTAAGAGTTGTAGTCAATAAAGACGTAGGGATTCTGGGAAAAATTCCTTATATTGGTAATATTTATAAACGTTTAGCAAATAATGTTTTAAATAAAATAGAATCAAAAACTGCTGCGGCAGGTGCATTGGGTGATTTACCTGAACAACCACAGTACCTTGGTAAAAGAGGTTTTTTTACAGGGAAACTTGAGCGTGTTTCAGATTTATCAAAAAGAGTATTCAATTCTTTTAACAAATTAACACCAGATCAAAACAAAACTGTTTATGAATTTTTAACAGGTAGTAGAAATTTTGATGAAGTGCCTGAAAATCTTAAAGAAAATGCTTTAAATTTAAGACAGGGAATAGACAGGGTTTCAGAAATTTTAGAAGAAAATGGTTTATTGTCAAAAGAAATAATGGAAGAAAATTATGGTACTTATTTACCAAGATTATTTCTTAAATATTTTAATAAAAAATCTAGCCCTATGGGTTACTTAAAAGAAAGAAAAGATTTGGATGAAGCCACAAGATTATTTCTTGGAGAAATAGAAGATGTTGGATTGCTTGGAGCAAAAGCAATAGAAGATCCTATAAGTGATGTTGTTAAACTTGGTTTTTTTAAAGAAATATCAAAAAATCCTAACTGGGCTGTTCAAGAAACTTTAGTACCCTTTCGTGGTAGAAAGATTGGTGTGTTTCATGCTAAAGAAGAAGTTGAAAGAATTACAAAAGAAATTGCTGAAGGTTTAAGAACACAAAAAGAAATTCCACAAGCAAAGAAAATTATTGATGATTTGCAAAAGTCAATAAAACAAGCAAACACAAACATAGCAAAATTAGATCAAAAAAAGTTTAAACAAATTCCAAACGAAAGAAGATATGGTGAGTTAAGAGGAATGTATGTTAGAAAAGAAATATATGATGATTTAATTGGAGCAAACCGAGCAGCACAAGATATAGTTGATAGTTTTAGCAGATTTGGTAGAGATGCCACAAAAATATGGAAAACATTAAAAGTACCTCTAAACCCACCATCTGTTGTTAGAAACTTTATATCAAACATGGTGCTATTAAATTTATCTGGAGTTTCTGCCACAAGACTTCCTTTAAGATTTATTCAGGCTTTCGAACAAATTATTAATAAAGGCAAGTATTATAAGATAGCAAATAAATTTGGCATATCTTCTACAACATTTAACAAACAAGAAATGGTACAAATAAAAAGAATGTACAAAATCGCTAAAGCTAAAAAAACTGGTAATTGGTTAGATCGAGCAGACAGTGTAAGCTCTCTCCTTTTAAATTTTGCAGGAGATAGTTATGGATTTATAGAAACATTTGGCAAAATTATAAAAATTATTGATGATATGGAGGCAGGAAAAAATGCTGAAACTGCTGTTTACAATGCACAAAAAACTTTATTTGATTATTCTTTAGTTCCTCCAAGATTAAGACAAATTAGACAAAGTCCTTTTGGTGTGCCATTTGCAACATTTCAATATAAAGTTTTACCTTTTCTGATAGACACATTTATACGTTATCCAGAAAGATATGTTAAATATGCAGCAGTTCCAGCTCTTGCAGCATTAGAATGGAAAAGGCAAAACAAAGATATGACAGAAAGTGATCTTGAAACTTTAAAAGAATCATTGCAGGATTATTTAAGAGATAGTGATAGTGCTTTAGTGTGGCCTTACAAAGATGATGAAGGTAGATGGCAATTTTATGATTGGTCGTACAATATGCCATGGGGCTTTTATAGTGGTATTATTAACAAAATTGAATCAGAAAAACTTGGTGAAGCAACAGATGATATAGTTGGTCTTTGGGGTGGTCCTGGTATTAATGTAATTACTGCAATTCAAGCAAATAAAGATCCCTTTACAAATAGAGAAATAGTTAATCCTTCAGCTCCTCCAGTAGATAAGGCAGCGGACAGTTTAAATTATGTATGGAGAACAGTAGCACCAACTTGGCTTACTGATATAGGATTTGCAGGCAAAATGTATGAGGCTATAACAAAAGAACCTAATTATTATGGTGATCCAAAAATTACCCAACCTCAAGCATGGTGGAGATTGGTTGGTCAAAATTTTTATCCAGTCGATCCAGAACAAAGCAGAGATACTAATTTGTATTTTAAAGGTAAAGAGATAAATGATTTACAACAATATTATCGTCAAAAAATTAGAGAAGCATCATTAAGAGGTGATGAACAAAAGGTGTTAGAGCTTGAAAGAAGGGCAGATGAACAAATTAATATTTTATCAGACGCTTATGTTGAGTATGAAGAAAAATCAAAATTACCAGAAAGACTAAAACGTAAAAAAGAAGAATAAAAATGACACCAAACCAAGTTGGCCGTGCGGGGGAATACCTCACCGCCAGCTACCTCGCTAGATACTTTGACGAGATCTTTGAATGTCCATCACACTCACGTTACGATTTCTTAGCAGTTCTTAATAACAAATCTTATAAAATACAAGTAAAAACTTCAGCTTCTCTTTTTGAAAGAAACAATGCTGATTGGGTAAGGTGGGATATAAAAAAGAAAACATCAAATACAGGAGAACAAAGATTATATAATAAAGAAGAAGTTGATATTTTCGCTTTTGTTTTTCTACCTGAGGATAAGGTTACTTTTGCACCTAACGAAAATCTTGGCAAAACATATCAAAAGAAGTTAGAATTTATTAAAAGTTTCAATCCGCATGAATCATTGAAAACTGCGATTGAGATAATAAATATATTAAGAGAGAGAAAAAATGAAACAAAATCTGAATCAGTTATTCAAGCTGTATCTTCGTGATCTAAAACGTAGGGGTTGTAAAACCACTAATAAAATAAATCAACTTTACGACAATAATATAAAACCCATACTTGGTGATAAACCAATTACAGATATAATTCGTGGTGATATTGCATCATTACATTTAAGTATATCTGAACGTGCGCCATTTGTTGCTAACAACATACTAACTACACTTAAAGCTATGTTTAACTTAGCTATTACTTTATCTTTGGTAGAAAATAATCCAGCTACACACATTAATAAAAATAGAGAAAATAAACGCAAAAGATATTTAACTAATAAAGAGTTGATAGCTGTTGTGCGTGAAATGAACAGGCTGCAAAAAAATCCAATATATAAAAAATCAATTTTATTTATTTGGTTATTGATATTAACAGGTGCTAGAAAAGGTGAGATAGCACAAGCTAAATGGACAGACATTCACGACAACAAATTAATTATTAAAAATCATAAAAATGATCGTCTAGGTGAGGATCGAATTATATATTTATCCCCACAGATTCTTGGTATGTTAGATAAAACTACAAAAGATTCTGATTATATTGTCGGTATAAAATCACCTAGACGTGCCTGGCACACTATATTAAAAAATTGCAATATTGATAATGTGCGTTTGCATGACATTAGACACAGTTACGCTTCTTGGTCATTACAGGTAGTTAAACTTGCAGACGTGGGTGAACTACTTGGCCATAGAGATCAAGCTACGACACAAAGGTATGCTCATATTCACGAAGAGAAAAGTATTGAGAACGCCAACAAGATTGGCAACCATATTGAGAACTTGATTACAGATTTATAATTTATCTATATCAAAAGTAATTTCTGTTGGCATATTATAATTTTCAACAGTTGATATTCCCAAACTAATTAGATATTCGGCTATTGCTTGTGGGTTTTTATTTTTGGTTTTTGATATTTTTTGCAATTTATTATGCAAAAATTTATCAATCCACAAGGCTTTTTTGCCATATCTTTCGTTAAGAATAGGATCATCAATGCCATCAAATAAGCCATCTTTTCTTATTTTTATATCATCTAACATTACATTTCCTCTATTTCGGAGATAAGTTCATTAAGCCAAAAACGAGCCTTTTTATAATCCTCCAGATTTTCACCTTTATGTGGACCTCGCCATACATATTTAAGTATATTGCCACGCAAAAATCCTTCATATTGCTCTCTACCCAAAGCAGATTTTATTGCGTCTTTACACTCAATAGATCCCTTTGTGTAGTGTGCTGGTTTATCAACCATATTATTCTCTTTTTTAATTCTCATAATATTCTCCTAAAATTTTACACTTTTACATTGTAAAGTGTATTTTTATGTATATACTAAACCAAAATAGAACAAAAAGGGAGTTTTATGCAAGAAAATACAAACAACGAGAGAAATTTTTTAAATACAAGTCAGTTAGCGAAGCGTTGGAATAAAAGTCCAAGAACTATTGAAAACTGGCGTGGTCGTGGTGAAGGTCCAAACTATTACAAAATTGGTGGCAAGGTCTTATACGATCTAGCAGAAATTATTGAATTAGAAAATAAATCTTATATAAGTAATGGCTCATGCTCTTCTTAGCCCTTCAGCCTCTAACATTTGGTTGAAGTGTCCTGGTATGCCAAAGTTGGCACAGGATGTACCCTATCAAGTGTCTGAAGCTGCTGCTAATGGAACATTAGTTCATCAAATGGTTGAGGCACAGTTAAAAGACCGCTTGGATAATATAACGCTGGAAGATTATTACTTAAATAAAGAGGAGAATATAGAAGATTTTATAATCACAATAGATCAGAGTATGATTGATTGTGCCAAAGTATATGTTGATTATGTAAGGAAGAGGCAAAAAGAACTAGAGGGAAAATTGTTAATAGAAGAGAGAGTATCAATCGAAGAGATAAGCCAAAATGTTTGGGGAACGGCTGACGCACTAATTATTGGAAAAAATAGATTAGTTGTATGCGACCTTAAATCTGGCAAATTCCCTGTTGATCCAAAAAATAATACACAGTTAATGATTTATGGTTTAGGAGCTTTATCACGTTATGGTAACGAAGATACAACGCTTGAATTAACCATTGTGCAACCAAGATCATTTAGCCCTGATGGACCTATTAGAAGTTGGGATATATCCGCAACAGATCT